AGCAGCAACAATTTTTCAAAAATATCCTATAGAAACGAGGCTTAATTATGTCCGAAGATACTACGACGCAATCAGCAAGCACAGAATCAACATCCCCACGCCAATCATGGCAGGTGTCAGAACACCCCTTCGTCAATATGCATCTTGTGTTCTGGTTGATATTGATGACACCCTCGATAGTATCTTTAGCAGTGATATGGCTATTGGCAAATACGTCGCACAACGTGCTGGTATCGGTATTAATGCGGGGAGAATCAGAGGAATCAACAGCAAAATCAGAGGAGGTGAAGTCCAGCATACAGGTGTTGTCCCATTTCTCAAAAAGTTTGAGTCAACTGTCAGATGTTGCACTCAAAACGGCATCAGAGGGGGTTCAGCAACTGTCCACTTCCCTATTTGGCACCAAGAAATCAGAGACATCCTCGTCCTCAAAAACAACAAAGGAACCGAAGACAACAGAGTCAGAAAACTCGACTACAGCATCCAGTTAAGTAAGTTATTTTATGAACGTTTTATCCAAAATAAGGAAATCACGCTTTTTTCCCCTCATGATTGTCCTAACTTGTATGAGAGTTTTGGGACCGATGATTTTGATAGGTTATACTGCCAGTACGAGGCTGATGAATCAATCCCCAAGTCAACCATTGGAGCCCAAGAACTTATCCTCGACTTATTAAAAGAGAGAGCAGAGACAGGTCGTATATATTTGATGAACATTGATCATTGTAATAGTCACTCATCATTTAAAGATAAGATTGAGATGAGTAATCTATGTCAAGAGATAACTCTTCCTACCTATCCTATTCAGCACATTGATGATCATACAGGAGAGATTGCTCTTTGTATTCTAAGTGCAGTGAATGTAGGTAAGGTGAGATCGGATGAAGAATTAGAGGACTTATGTGATCTTGCAGTCCGTGGGTTAGAAGAATTGATTGATTACCAAGATTACCCTGTGATTGCAGCAGAAAGAGCCACAAAGGCACGTAGAAGTCTTGGAGTAGGGTTCATCGGTCTTGCACATTATCTTGCTAAACTTGGATTTAAATATGACTCTCAAGAGGCAACAGATGCTGTTCATGGACTTGCTGAATCATTTCAGTACTATCTTTTAAAGGCATCAAATAAACTGGCAGAGGAGAAAGGATGGTGTGAGAATTTTGGACGCACGAAGTATTCGGATGGAATCTTACCTATAGATACATATAAGAAAGACGTAGACGAGATTTGTTCTCAACCACTACAACATGACTGGGAATCTCTTAGAGCATCTATCCTTAAACACGGTTTACGGCACTCAACATTGTCTGCACAGATGCCATCGGAGAGCAGTTCCGTTGTGTCAAATGCAACCAATGGAATTGAACCACCTAGAGATTACTTGTCCATTAAGAAATCAAAGCAAGGGCCTCTTAAGCAAGTGGTTCCGTCTTATGGGTCTTTAAAGAATAATTATACTTTATTGTGGGATATGCCAGATAATAAAGGGTATATTAATGTAGTTGCAGTAATGCAGAAGTTCTTTGATCAAGGTATCAGTGGTAACTGGAGTTATAATCCAGAGCATTATCCTGATAATGAGGTTCCAACAACTGTTATGGCAAATGATTTGTTGACAACCTATAAGTATGGTTGGAAAACATCTTACTATCAGAACACTCATGATATGAAGACTGATGAAGTGGATGATGATAAATCTAAGCTTGACAATTTGCTTGCCGAATTAGATAATGCTAATGAAGAGGAGTGTGAATCCTGTGCCATCTAACGTGAAAGGAATGACGGTATTTAATACCGCAGATGTAAACACTAAGAAGCAACCAATGTTCTTTGGTGCTCCTTTGGGAGTTCAAAGATATGATAATTTTAAGTATCCTCAATTTGAAAATCTAACCAAACCTCAACTGGTGTATTTTTGGAGACCAGAAGAAGTATCCTTACAGAAAGATCGTGGAGACTATCAAACGCTTCGTCCAGAGCAAAAGCACATCTATACGAGCAATCTTAAATACCAGATCATGCTCGATAGTGTACAAGGCCGTGCTCCTGGTATGGCTTTCTTACCTTACTGTTCTCTACCTGAGTTAGAAGCATGTATGGAAGTATGGTCTTTTATGGAGATGATTCATAGTAGATCATATACATATGTAATTAAGAATGTATATTCTGATCCATCAGAAGTCTTTGATACAATTATTAAGGAACCAAAGATATTGGAACGTGCCACTAGTGTTACAGGTGCATATGACGACTTTATAAATTATGCACAAGAGTGGGGTCAAGGTAATATGTGGAGGAAGGACTCTAAAGGATCCCCATCAGAAGAGTGGACACGTAAAGATTTAAAGAAACATCTCTATAGGGCAGTAACAAATGTCAACATCCTTGAAGGTATACGCTTTTATGTTAGTTTTGCTTGCAGTTTTGCATTTGGTGAACTTAAGCTTATGGAAGGGTCAGCTAAGATTATATCCCTTATTGCACGAGACGAGAACCAACACCTCGCATTAACTCAGAATATAATAAACAATTGGAGAAAGGGAGATGACCCTGATATGGTGGAGATTGTAAAGGAAGAGGAGGAGTGGACATATAGTATGTTTGATAAGTGTGTAAATGAAGAAAAGAAATGGGCAGAATATTTGTTTAAAGATGGGAGTATGATTGGTTTGAATGATAAATTATTACAGAACTATGTTGAATGGACTGCTAACCGTAGGTTAAAGTCAATGGGATTAAAACCTATCTTTGATATACCACTAGCAAACAATCCATTACCTTGGACTGCACACTGGTTGTCTTCTAAAGGACTACAAGTAGCACCACAAGAGACAGAGGTAGAGTCGTACATGATAGGGAGCATTAAACAAGATGTTAAGAAAGATACTTTCAAAGGTTTTCAATTATGACCGATACAGCTACACCACGAGACGAGTCGTGGAGAGAAGAGTACCTCGGTATGAAAGCCCACGGCAAATTGAACAGAGAATTTGCTGATGAATGGGCCGAAATCCCTGTCACAGAGTTGGATGATGCAAGCTATGCACAACGACTGGAAGAAGAAGAAAGGTATCAAAGATCCAGAGCCACCGAATTGCCAGAGCAGCATGAAGGAATGGGAAGAAAGTGTGAAGAAATACCAGACCCGTGGTTCAACTGACTAAATAGGTCCATGAGCGTAATAATCTACCAAGAACATTGCGAATATCTTGAGAAAGAGAATGAGGAACTCAGAGATGAGGTTCTCTTTCTAAGACAGCAGCTTGAATATAAAACTATGGGTCTCCCATTAGGAGATATAAATACTGAGGAATAGATTAATGGGTATGTGGAAAAAGATAAGCAAACTTCAGAAGGAAGTTATGAGAACCCCTGGACCTATCAGGGTTCAACTTTTACTTCTGCTGACATTGACGGGCAGTTCGGTTTTGTCTACAGGATTACAAATTTACAAACTGGCCAACAATACATCGGCAGAAAATACTTCGTTCAGAAACGAAAGCCTAGAGGTGGCGGACGCAGGAGGACGAGTGAGAGTAACTGGAAGACATACTACGGATCTTCTAAAGAACTTAATGGTGACAGGAAACGCTTGGGGTCGGATTCCTTTACCAGAGAAATCCTCTCCACCCATAGCACCCTCGGAAGAGTAAACTACGAAGAGACTAAGCAGTTATTTTTACATAATGTATTACAGGAGACATTAGATGATGGTACTCCAAAGTATTATAACAGTAACATCTTAGGACGTTACTACAGGAAAGATTACTTTAAGGAAGAATGTTAGTAAGATGTAACGCTTGTGGAAAAGATCTACAAAGCGATGGCAATAGGATAGTTTCGTGTGGATGTAGTAACATGACATCTGTGCATGATGATGTCGTGTCTGCAAATGATATGAGTCAGGTTATAATATTACAGAATAATACAAAATTTAAAAAAGAATCTCTTTTTACTTCACAGGAGTTAGAATATCAAGAGGCAAGACGAAGAAGAGGAGTGCGTAAAATGATCTTTGAAGAACGATGATCAACCTTGATGAGAAATTCCATAGTTACCTAGAGAAAGGTGGCAAGACCTTCAGGATTGATGGTGTTGACGAACCTCTTAAGGGTTATGGATACCAATGTGATGGAAACGACATAGTGGGTTACTACGTAACGACAACTAACTATAAACTATACTATAATATGAATGAACAGTTCTTAAAAATGGAAGCATTAAACGAATGACAAACACTCCACCAGTGGGATCTTCATATAAGAGGACTGGTCCTCCAGCAAGTCCAGTGAGATCATTTTCTCGTTCTCCT